CTTTGAATCATCTCAATGGATTGCCAACGGTCAAAAGTTACTTTTGCTACATCAAATTTCCTACATAATTCAATAATCATTTGCCTAACTGAAGCAAAATTAATTTCAGCTCCGGGAGCTGCTTCCCAAGAATGAATTAAATCAATATTAATAACTGGAAGGTTTTCCACTCCCATAGATGTTTTAATTTCTTTAAAGCCAGCACAATGACTCATACATAAAGCTGACCTGTCTCTTTTAAGTCCTAAGTCAATATGAATAAACCTTCTGTGCCCATCTGTATTGTTAAACCAAGGTTTATAAATACCATCTTCATCAACAGGACTTTCTGCATGCATAAAAGATTTCCTTACCAGATCAGGATCTCTAAAGTATGCGTCTTCCATTGCCGGAGGTTCACATTCAAATCTTGCCCTAGCCTCAATTGGATTTCTAATATATTCTGATTCTAATTGATGTCTTTCAATCGTAGGATTACATTCCCATGTAGCAGCTTTAATTCTCCAAGTTTTTGGCTCTTCTCTTTCAGCAGAACCGAAATATCTCTGTTGAATAAAATCTCCTTTATATCTAGGGAAAGACAAAAGAATAACCTTACCGACTTCCGGGAAACGAGACATAACAGATAACTTACTCATGTTATAAATTGCAGAGGCAGAACCTTTTGATCTTAATTCTCCTCTTGTTTCCGCGTCTGTTTTAAAAGCTGAAATCTCATCCAAAATTACAGTCATAACTTCATAACCTTCCCAACCTTCACTTTCAGAGTGACCTGAGAAGCATCGTACTGGTCTGCTAAAGAAAAATATTTCAGATACTCTTGGTTCAAATCCTACGGAGTTAAAGTAAGGTGAACTTAATAATAAGTTCTTTAAAGGTTCAAAGAAAACTCTTTGAGCCTGTTGAGCGTTTACGGCCAAGTTAAGAAGGTCAATATACACACCTTTTGCTTTTCCGTAATAACCTAATGGGTCTTTTAGACAATGGAGAATGTAAACGGTATAAGCCATTGATATTCTTGCACAATGGTCTTTTCCAGAACCTTTGCCTAACATGCAGATCACTTCGTTGTCGGTATATTTTTTATAATATTCTGACCCTTTTTCCTCCCCCATCATCTTTTGTAGGGTATGCTCTTTCAAGATTTGGGTACTGTGCCTTACAATTTCTAATTGAATGGGGCTTAGGTTTGGTAAACCCAAAAATCTTTTATCAGTTACAAACTCTTCAATAGACACCGGGACTTCTTCAAGTTCATCTTGATTTAATAACTTATCGAAATCTTCATATCGAAGATTCATTCCAAGATAATCACTCATTTATTTATCTCCTTTAAGGGGTAAGGCCGCTAAAAACAGTCTCTTTACATGATGGGTAAGGCTTGAAAAAAGAGTCTCTTTATATGAGGGATAGGCCTTATTTTTTCGTCTCTTCTTATGACTCAATAATTTCTGCATCGCTAATTTCCTCACTATCGGCATCAACGACCTCAACCTCAGCCATGATTTCAAAAGCTATTGCCAGTTCTCTTCTCACAGCATCAGCAATCTCTGGGTACTTAGAGATAACATCTCGCAAGACTCTTGAAAGTATTTGGTTAACATTCTCTGCCTTCTGCATTCGTGCAATGTATTCACCATCAGATGTGTTAATACCCAAAAGTTTATGCAACTGGGCTTTCTTTGTTGCCAGTTCACCAGCAAGTTTAATTGCAGAAATTCTTGCCGGAACCATTCCATGATCTGTCGCAATGTTGATTGTTTCCCAAGCCTCTTTGCTCAACTGGTCAAACTCTTGAAGTGCCTTTACAGTATTGAATTGCACTCTTTCAAGAAAATAGGGGTCTTCCTCGGCTTGACGATTAAGTATCTTCTTATACTCATCAATGTAGGATTTTACATCATTAGTCTTTAATGCCATCAATGAAGCAATTTCATGCATTGAATAGCCTTTTATGTGAAGAAGTCCAACTTCTTCAACATCTTTCAATTTTTCAATTAAGGTCTTTTCAGTTCTTTCGATATCTGACATAATCTTTCGTAGTACCCTTCTGCAGCAGAATCCCAGCTCATAGTCTGTTCATTTAGTACGGCATTGTTAAATGTATAATCAGAAACTACATCGTAGTTATTGTATACATATAACATTTTAGCACATAAATCATCAAATTTTGGCTTTGCCCAAGTACCACAGTCACTATAAATGCCATTCATATTGATAGAACTATCTTCAAACTCTAATGGGACTGATAACTCTGCATACTCTGTACAAGCAGTTGCATTGGTGCAAATTGTTGGGATACCTTTTGCTATACCCTGATAAGGAAGCATCCCCCAACCTTCTCCGCTTGTTGGATAGACAACACAATCACATAAGTCATAAATATTGCTCAATTCTTCCATTGAGACATCTTTATCAATCACATCTATTTGAGGATGTTTTTCGATAGCGAGCATCTCTCCAGATTTATACCATCGGGCATCAGGAGCGTCTATGCTCTTATAAAGAAGTCTTATACTCTCATCGCCTGAAAATATCTTTATAAAAGCATCCACAGTCATCTGAGTGTTCTTGCGAGTCGATGGTGATCCAATACAAAGGAAAGTGAATTTATTATCTACAAAGGAAGCAAACCTTCTCTTGGGACTGAACAGTTTATTAACTCCAAGTCTGAAATTGAAAACAGGAACTGTTACTCCGGATTCTTCAAAAACATTCTTTGCCCAAAGAGATGTTGTCCATATCTCATCCATTTGATTCATTCGAGAAACCCAATCACTTGGTAGTTTACTTGTTTCCCAATATGAAAAACCAATGTTGTACTTATTCGATACAGTATAGTCAAGAGGTAATCTATTATTTATGAATACATCTGCTTCAATGTTGATTGATGCACTAGATTGATATTCAATACCGAGTAGTGACAAGTCTTGAATGTCGGATGGTATAAGACATGTTCTTTCAATGTCCATTCCCTTCCCTACAAGACGACTATGAATCTCATCTTCGGCTACCTTGTAGCCCTCATTGCGCTCTTGAGAAACGCTAGTGCCATTCCAAATGATTTTCACGAATCACTCTTCTGTTTCAAAAGCTAATTCTTTGCCTCTGTCTTTTGCAGCTTTTCTAAGCTCAACAACAGAATAGCCATGAAGTTTTGTGTACTGAACACGATAGTTGTACCAGCCAGATGTCCCAATCCAAAATTTCTCATCAGTAACCTCTGCGAGTTTCTGCAATTCTTCTGTTTCAAGTAGGAAACTGAGGACACCTAATGGCATATACAAACTCATATCATAGTTTTCATGCTTATCTTTTGCATATTCATCAAGCAAGTCTTGGTACTGCTTAATAACTTTCTGAACAGGTTCTCCTACAAAGTGATCAATCTCGCCATTTGCATTCCTAATTCGTGGACAGAACTCATCAACACTTGTGATTGTTCCAAATGTCCGGCACACCAATGGTCGATATCCATAAACGGTGCAACCGTTTTTATAAAAAGCACAATGTCTCTTCGTTTCTCCACCGTCTTTCCAAGTTTCATCGTACATGGCTTCTTTAAGTGATTCAATTACTTCTAGAATCCACGCATCAGCACTTTCTTGGCCAGTGCTTTCCATTTTCAAATAATACTCTTGAGTAATTCTAAATGCGATATTTGCACATTCAGTCATTGGTATTACAAGACCAATCTTGCAACATTCCCCGGAGCCAAGGCATTTGTACTTAGTAGCATTCTGCTTTGCCTCGATAACACGCACTTGGTTATATAACATATCTAGTTTTGCAAAAGTTATAATATCTTTTGCGACAACACTTCTTTTCATCTTCCCATTCCTTTTTTTCTTGCTCTTGTTTGTTTTGCCTGATCACGCCTACGCTTTTCTACTTCAAGTTGCATAGGGGATTTGGGCCTTCTTAAAGCTGTTGCTGATAAGTTTCTTCCCTTACCTCTAAACTTTAAAAGATCATATTTTTTACACCAGTTATAAATAGCCTGCGGGGACACACTGATGCCATAACTTTGCTGAAGAACCTTTACAATATCGGTGAGGTTCATGCGCTTCTTCACATAATGCTCATAAAGCCATGTCTGATCCTTGTACGGTTCATCAGCCATTCTTCTTCACCTTCCAGTACCATAGAGAAATCCCAATTGCGTCAACAATGTCGTCATCATCAATTCCATCAGTGTCTTTGCCAAAAGCAACACTAACAATTTCTCTTACTCTATTTTTTCTTTCGTTTTTCATTTTAATTTGCATTGAACCTTTTGCACCATTCTTATCCAAATCAAGTCCATCTTTCTTTGTAACATTTTTATAGCCAATAGCTGGCTTCCACGAAAGAGGGCTTACATCTTCAATTTTTCTGCACCTATCGGAGATAATTCCCCAAGTAAAACCTATTATATACGAAATAATTCTACTTGTTTGAAAGTTTTGGATATAAACAGATTGCTCAATTACAGCAACATCTGGAGAATATTGATCAACAACTTCAATCAATTCTTTCTTAATCTTATTAAATTTCTCTGATTGCTGTTTTTCTTTTGATAAATCAATTTTACCAGTTGCAATCAGTTCTTTATCCCAAGACAAGATTGCCCAAGCTAAGGAATGAGATGCCGGGTCAATAGCCAAGACTTTTTCCCATTTTTCTTTTTGTACAATATCTCTAAGACTCACTTAGATATTATACCTCTTTTCTAAGTTTTTCTTCGTCATATCCCCAAGAAACAAGTCTTTTTATATATCTTTCTTTTTTGCATTGTTCACAAATTGATTCTTTGTTATAAGAAGATAAAATGGTTGTGCACAATTTAGTCTTGCAAACTCTTTTTTTGTGCTTGTTTTCTTTAGTTTCATAATACTTTTCTAATAATTTTTTATTAGTAACTAATCTTCTACATTCAACACTGCAATATAAAGCATTATAGACTTTTGCAACAAATACATTATTGCACTTGTCATTCCCGCATATTCTTGGTTCTTCTCTAAACATCCCCCGACCAGCATTTATCAGCCAAATCACATTGAGCACATTTTGCAGATGTGCGCTTGTAAGGCTGCTTTGGCATATTACCTTCTAAGAAGTCGGTATATATACCATTATATTTTTTAAAGAGTTTGTCGATAAACTCGTCATCTCGCTCTATAAAGATAGGCAAAATTTCTTGATTGTTTTTATTTTCGTAAATTACATAACCACTTGGCAAGTCTAGGCATCTCATATAGATTTGCGCCTGCCTATAGTGATCGTCTTTGGGCTTGTTATAAATCTGTCTATAGTTAAAACCTTCTGCGCTGATTGACTTCAGCTCAATAAGTTTATGACCATACCAGTCAATTATACCATCAGCTGTGCCCTCAATTGGGGGATTTGAATAATTAACAGGGATTTCCTCTGCAACAAGGATACCCATCTCTCTCAGATAACTATAAAGCCTTTCATGGACAGCATGTCCATTGTCAAATATTCTATAAGTTTGTGGTCTAAAAGAAGTAGTTACCTCTTGACCCTGAAACAGATAGTGCCAATATCTTGCACACTGGTTTGTATAGCTAGGGTGGAAACCACCGACTTTCTTCATTGCCGGCGCATTTCTCTTTTCCAAATTGTCGTCAATAGCAAGTAGCAACTCTGCCGTTACTTGCTCATGAGACTTGAGCACCTTCTCTACTTTGGGTGCTTTAAGTTTGTTTAGTGATTTCAATTATAAGTTCCTTTACCTGAAATTTTTAGTGCATTTATGTTTTCTGACAATGCTTCATACATCGTCTTCCAAATATCGTTAACAAGTTTATCTTGTTCATTCATAATACTTGATTTTCTCTTGAATGCTTGAGATTTAATAATCATTTGTGTCCTATAAGCAGCTAAAACATTAGCATACTTAATTGCTTGCATTCCAACATAATGATCCGGATTATCAATAATATCCTGAACAATCCTCATGCACTCAATGAATTCCTTTGCTTTATCACCCATCTGTGACGCAAGCCATTCTTCATTAACAATTATATCCATTTTTTAATTTCCTTCCCTATCCACTCTGCTACTGGTGATGCAATGGCGTTACCACACATCTTGTAGCGATTTGTGTCAGCAATTATCTTATCATCTGCGGTGAGCCTTGTATGGTCATCAGGGAACCCCATCAACCTTTCGCACTCTAACGGTGTCAATCTTCTTAAAACCAACTCCGGTGTGCAGACACCGTGTTGTGAAATTGTATCAAGGGTATAGGAAGGATCGCCAACCTCGCCAAAGCCCTTGCCTTGTGGACCAGAGGTATCTGCTCTTCCAATAATTGTGCCCTGAATGGGGATAGCAACCTGCTCACCAATAAGAGGGACTTGTCCACCACCTGTGCCCATTCTGTGCTTCAATGTTGGCATAATTCCATCTTCGTATATACGAACATCATTAACTCTTGTTCCATCAACTATTATTACAGTTGAGCGGCTATCTCCTGTATTATCAAAAGCATTTAAAGTTGGCGCTACGGCATTCGTAATCCAAGACTCGTCATCCTCTGTGCTTTGTGCTCTCTTGGATTTAACATAAGGCTCCAGTATGAAGTTCATATCTGGTCTTTTATAATCAGATGCTGAGAGGCTTACTCCGCCTTCTTCGTACTTACTGAATCCAGTTTTTCCGTACCAGATAGGTTCACTAACGCTTGTCTCAACGGCTCTGGAAGCCTGTTTCCTTTTCTTTCGGCTCTTCTTAATATCCCCCCTGCTGTCTTCGGGGACAGGTAGAATTTTTCCACCACTTCGCTCAAGGGCTGAAGAATCCCAACTAGCGATGACGAATACTCGTCTTCTACGCTGGGGGACTCCGAACCACTGTGCATCCAAGATGTGCCATTCAATTCCCAATGCCCCGATGTTTGCCATTTGGTCAAGGACTTCTCCGAAGTCTTTTCCATTATTACTTGTGAGGGCACCGGGTACATTTTCCCAGATTGCCCATTTTGGATATTGATTATTGGTTGCATTACGCATCTCCTTTATTATTCTAATTGCTTCAAAAAATAGACCTGAACGATTTCCCTCAAGTCCTGAACGCTTACCCGCTACGGATAAGTCTTGGCATGGTGAACCAAATGATATTAAATCAACTGGTGGTAAGACTGCGCCATTGACATCTCTTACATCTTCAAACTTAGGCACACTAGGCCAGTGCTTCTTCAATACACTTTGGCAATGCTTATCCCATTCAACTTGGAACTTACAATCCCAACCTGCTGAATCAAATCCTAAATCGAATCCGCCGACTCCTGCAAATAGACTTCCGTAAGTTAATTGTCCCATTTTTTTCCTGACATTAGTTTTGGTTGTTGATGACAGATTCCGCATTTACCGAAATGTCCATTTCCGTAGTGCGTCTTCCACTCACGACAGCATACCACCACGATTTCCATTCCGTAGCGTTGCTCAAGTTTTTTTCTTCCATCACTCGATGTCATAGTGGTATCTGTTGTCATCAGATGTTTTCCATTTGTTAGCGTCTTCAACATCCCATTTTCTAGTATTGACAAATCTTTCAATTAGAGTTCCTGTTTTGGTTGTAAAAGATGGATCAAATAGTCTAACTCTATTATTCGGCTGTATGGCATAGTTGCCATCATCTCTAAGCATTACATGACCACATTTGTGTTGACCAGGATTTGTACTAAACCCAAGATTTATAGTGTTGTCATCTGGAGCATGCCAATCAAGCGTAAATAAATATTTTGTGTTGACAAACTCTCCAGAGCGAGCAACATAAGTCATTCTCATATTCCTCATTGCTTGGAATTCAGTAACCGCTACATGAGGGCTGAAAGAATTCCATAGGACAAGTTCGTGGATGTCGACTTCAGGGACACCCGGTCTTTCACAGAAAGCGTTTATAGGCATTCTCCACCAAATACCACCATCCTCCATTAGAAAATGAAATAGGGGGCTTCTCCCCTGAATACTTGTGACTCCAAAAATCATACAAGGGAAATATTTATCGTGAGAGTCCAATTGATCTCTCAAAAAGTTTCCTCTGACATAGCATTCAATCATAGGAACATTGGCGTTAAGCTCTGGCATTTGTTTTATATAACTTTCTTTTGCTTATAATCTGGCAGAAGTTTACGGAATTCGGCAAGTTCTTCTCTCAGCTCTCTGTTTTTTTCTTCAAGGCTATGACAGTAATCAATCCAAAATTTTATTACTCTACGCTGCTCTAAAGACTTTTGTTCAATAGGGAGGTCTGGCATTTCACCAGTAGTGTTGTTACTCATAATTACTATCAATAATTAGTTCTTGAAACACATGCCATTCAATAATGGCGACTTTAACATCGGAATCTTCACCCAGAACTACTGATATACAAGGATACTTATGGTTTGCTTTCCAAGCGTCTTTTCGCATCTTCATCCATGCAAGACGAGTTAGCGTAAACGATGAGCCGTTATGTTTGTAATCTAAAAGGAATTCATGGAACTCAGCATCTCCTTTACGAAAACCCCTGCCTGAATTCTTAACAGGCTTGGCATGATCTCTTTTGATTTCATCTTTTTCTGTTCTTTTCATATTTCAACTTTCTATATTATTTTTCTATTTATAACTCAATAAAAATGCATTCGCCAGGGCATTCTTCTGCTGCCTCAATTACATCATCAACAAGACTATCAGGTACTCTGGCAACACCTTCCCCCATTGCCGGATTAGTTTTACCATCAAAAAGTTTTTCATTCCCATAATACTCTGCTGACTCTTTGACATAAAACAAACCGTCATCTTGGGGAAAAAAGACTGCGGGCGCAATCTCTGCACAAAGACCATCCCCTGTGCAAAGGTCTTGATCAATCCACACCTTCATTTTTATTTTTTCCTTTTTGCTAAAAGTGCTTCAAAATCTTTCACTTTAGTCTCACCCATGTAAGGCCATGCGAAACCTTCATCAATCAATGCTTGGTTAATAGATATTGGATTTCCGTCTAGGAATACCCAACCAAGTATTCGACCATACTTCTCTGTGCTGTCAGGCTTTTCTGTTCTGATAACAATGACATTGGCTGCCTCAACAGCTTTCTTAAGTTTATCTTTGACCTCAAGACCTAAAGTTTTTTCATATTTGTCAGTTGTGCGAGACTCTGGCGTATCAATACCTGCCAAACGAACTCTTTGTGTGAAAGAAATGTCAAACCCTAAATCAAGATCAACATCAATGGTGTCTCCATCAACAACCTTTAAAACTTTTTTTACTCTATACTCGTACATATTCACTCCCAGAAATAATCGTGATCATGTGCTTCATCAATTGCTTTTACAATAGATATGAATGCAATAGCACCCAGACCCATAATAGCTGACACTACTGCAAGCCCAATAATTGGTATTTTCTTAATCACACCAATATTTTAGCATTTATTTCTTCCAATTGCTTGTCTGTTAAGACAATCTTGGATATCCCATTCCACTTCTCTTCGCCATAAAAGTACCAAGCACCTCGGCGCTCAATGATATTCATTTCTATCGCTATGTCTAGCAATTCTCTGTACTCGTCAATCTTGGCTTCTTGAGGAATTACATAGTAGTCCCCCTTGGTTCCAATACTAGCCCTCTGCTTAGTCTTATCTATTGTCCAAGCAACCTTTTGAGAAACAATCATGTTACGATCATCCCTCTCCATTTCCTTTGACGATTGAGAAAGGAAAAGTTTAACTATGTTGTGCATATTGTGATACACAGAGTTGCCAATCTTGGCTTTTGTGATTGCATACATTCCACTCAGGTCCATAGTTTGATGAGCAATAAAAATCATCAGATTCCTCTCTTTGTGCAAATAGTTAACTAACTGCTGTAGGAGAGCTCCTTGCGATCTTGCAAGCAATCCAATTGCTTTTGAACCTTCTGGTTTATCGTATGCTTCTTGTCTAATGATGTTTGAGAGAGAGTCAAATAGAAATACATGCTTCTCTTCATCATGATTTAAGTAAGGATGGAGGTGTCTAAGAATATCCTCCACTACTGTTGATTGAATAACAACAATGTCATTTATATCAATCCCGCACTTAGCGGCATACTCTTCATTGAAAGAATATTCCGAATCGATAATTACTGGTCTGAATCCTCGACTCTGCGCCTCTGCTAGAATTCTAAAACATATTGTTGATTTACCTACCGATGGGTTTCCCCAGAACAGATGAGTAGCACCTGTATTAAGACCTCCACCGAGAGCTCTGTTCAAACCTACACTTGGCGTAGGAATGACATCATGCACCGGCATCTTGTCGCCTTTTCTTTTATCTACTATTAACATTTTTCTCCTTATTGAATATTTTTAGTGAAAAGTTTTTGTGCCAAGTCTTTTCACTACAGACTTGAGGAACTCATCGCACCTTGTTTGCCAATTGTACCTTGCATAAACAGATGGTGCTTGATTAAAGTAATAATTTATTTCGTCATCAAAATTATCCACTACTCTTCTCATTAAATAAATTAAAGAATCAATTTCGGGAAGGACAACATCTCCACATGTATAGCCAGTGTTCTGTGTCTTTCCCAATTTAGCATCTATGATATTTCTACCCAAGAGATCTTTATATGAGCACCACAAACCTGTTGAAATAACTGGCATGCCGGTAGCAAGAGCTTGTAG